AACTGCACAGCTTGAAATAGGATTAATATGAAAGTAAAATTGATAGATCACATGGGAAGTGATTTGTCGGTGGTAAATGCAGCTCGAGTTTCATTTGCAACTAAACACGAAGAATTTAAGGAAGAACAAGATGAAAAACTCATCAGGTACTTGGCAAAACACGACCATTGGAGTCCTTTTGCTCATTGCAGTATGCAGTTTCATGTTCGGGCTCCTGTTTTTGTTGCTCGTCAACTTGTAAAACATCAGGTAGGATTATCTTGGAACGAAGTTAGTCGTAGGTATGTTGACAATGAACCAGAATTTTATATTCCTGATACATGGCGTGGTTCTGCTGAGAATAAAAAACAAGGTTCTTCTGACGAATCCATAAACATAAATCCTCGCGGTAGATTGATAGATGAATATCAATCTACTTTGCGAAGAGCAAAATGGACATATGAATATTTACTACGTCGAGGTGTTTGTCCAGAACAAGCTCGTATGGTATTACCGCAAGCTATGATGACAGAATGGTATTGGAGTGGAACTTTGTATGCATTTTCTCGCGTATGTAATTTGCGATGCAAACCAGATGCACAACTTGAAACCCAATTTATTGCAAATCAAATTGATGAACTTGCAGAAGAATTATTTCCTGTAAGTTGGAAAGCTTTGAGAACATGAGAGCTCTTGTTATTGGCAATGGTGAATCCAGAACATGGTTTAAACCAAATCAAATTATGGCAAATGATGTTATGACTTGGGGATGTAATGCAATCTATCGTGATGATGGTTATGTTCATAATTTAGTTTCTGTAGATTATGGTATGCAACAAGAAATATGTGACTCTGATTATTGTTTATATAATCCAGAGTTTGCAGATGTTAATAATTGTCATTTTGCAAATTGGTCTGTTGTTCCTTCTGAAGCTGCAGATATGATGTTAATGGGATATAATATTCCAGAAGAATTTATTCACAAAAGTAAGAGAGTTACGAATCAGTGTGTAATATCAGGTAAAGACCCTACAACACTTCAAGAAAAAATTGATATTGCTCTTCAGATGAATCCGCATCTTGATATGAAAGATTTGAAATTAAAAATGGAAAAGGATGTCGGAATCTGGATTACATATGTGTGTGAAGAGGATAATGTAATTCCTATTGATTATCCGGCCGGCTGGTCAGCAGGAAATACAGCGTTATATCTTGCAAGTCAGAATACACAAGATGTATATGTATTAGGATTTGATCTTAGTTCATACGATGCTCCATTAAATAACATATATAAAGGTACTAAAAATTATCTGCCAACAGACACAAAAGGGTTTAGTCCTGACAATTGGTATAATCAAATGAGAACGATGTTTAGAGTTGAAGATGGCGATACTCAATATTATCTGGTTGATTCTACTCTAGAGTTTGAAGAAGATAGTGTGACGCATATAACAAAAAGTGAATTGTGTAAGGAATTGGAAATAGTATGAGCGGTGTACCAATTTTTCCTGCTGGAATCGTAAAACAATATGTAAGTTCAACATCATTTTATGAAACTATGGATTTATCAAAATTTGTATATGAACAATACAAAGGTTCAACAAAACTTAGAACAGAAAAATTCAATAATATATTGCTTGACCCATCATTAAAAGATTTAAAAAACTGGATTGAAATTCAAGCTAAAGAGTATCTTGACAATGAACTTTGTATGGATTATGAAGAATTTTTCTTTTCAGAAAGTTGGATTAATATCAACGGTAAGGGCGGTGAACAAAAAGTTCACAATCATTCTAATTCAATTATCAGTGGAACATATTATTTAAAATCAGAGGAAAAACATCCACCTCTTACTTTTTATAAAGTTAAACATGAGATGGAACCGTTTATCTCACTCACTGAACATTATCAGCAGGGAAACCCAAACACTTCTTCAAAGTTGTCTTTTCCCTGCACACAAGATTCTATGTTAGTTTTTCAATCTCAATTATATCATGGGCATACGCCAAATCAACTTGAGGAAAAACGGATTGGTCTTTCATGGAATGGTCTTGTCAATTTTCGTCAGGCGGACAAGAACCTATATAGAATACAATTTGTTCAAGAAGGTACTTGACAAATTGTATAAATCTGTATATACTGACACTATAACATACGATAATATACATTAACACAAGGAGAAATATAATGTCGTTAGCACAATTAAAGAAACAAAATTCTTTGGATAAACTACTTGGTGTAGTAGAGTCCGAAAATCAATCCCAAGAGAAAAAGTCTTATGTGGATGAACGTCTGTGGAAACCAGAGCTCGATAAGACGGGCAATGGATATGCAGTCATTCGTTTTTTGCCAGCAGTTGATGGTGAAGATATGCCCTGGGCAAAGCTTTGGAATCATGCGTTTCAAGGGCCTACTGGTCAGTGGTATATTGAGAACTCTCTTACCACTATCGGTCAAAAAGACCCTGTATCAGAAATGAATACTTCTTATTGGAATTCTGGTTTAGAATCTGATAAAGAAATTGCTCGTCGTCAAAAACGTAAGTTGCAGTATTATTCTAATATTTACGTCGTGAGTGATTCCAAACATCCTGAGAAGGAAGGTAAAGTTTTTCTCTTTCGGTATGGTAAGAAAATCTTTGATAAGATTATGGAAGCAATGCAGCCTGCATTTGATGATGAGGTTGCTGTTAATCCTTTTGATTTTTGGGCGGGTGCGAACTTCAAATTGAAGATTCGTAAAGTAGATGGTTACTGGAATTATGATAAGTCAGAGTTTGAGGGCCCATCTGCCCTGTTTGATGAAGATGAGCTTATTGAAAAGGTTTGGAAGAAACAATATTCTCTAAAAGAGTTTAATGCGCCGACAAATTTTAAGTCATATGATGAATTAAAGACTCGTCTTAGCATGGTTCTTGCTGGAACAACTACAGTAGGAAGTGCAGTAACTTTTATGGAAGATGAACCTGTTGCAACAGCTACTTTTGTAGATACTAAAGAGGAGCCTGCTCCTACTATTAGTGTTACTGCTGGTAATCCTTCTATTACTGTTACTGCTGGTAATGCTCAATCTTCTTCTGATGAGGATGAAGATACAATGGATTACTTCCAAAAACTTGCTAATGATGACTAATTAATAATTAGTCCATGTAAACCCTCTCTGAGAAATTGGAGAGGGTTTATTATTTAATTTTGGTTGCTACTCAGATGCCCGGGCATGCCCGAGTTCACCAGCGATGTATCAGTAAATGTAAAACTAGTCGAGCTCGACGTTGACATTGCGCGAGCGTCGATTGCGGTGTTCCCGGGCGCTTCGCCTTGGTTCGCTGCAGCTTGAGCAGCTTTGTTTACTGCCGTTGACGTAATTTGATCTCCAATAGTCCTGACGCCACCTATAGAATTCAATAAAAGACTTATATTTTCTGCTGCTTCTTTCCATCTTATAGTTGGGTCAGCAAGGCCTTTTTGATCGTCCTTACCTTCAATTGCTATCTCTAGTTTGGGAAGGGATTTTACTAAATCGTTGGCAAAATCTTTAATATTACTCGATCCCATAAAGTCTTCACTTCCCATACCTTCTATATCTTTGAACGCACTAAAAATAGCTTTAAGATTTTTCCCTGATTGTTCATATTTGTCAAACAGGGATTTATCACCAAACTGTTTCATAGCCTTATTAAGAGAAGGAAAAGAGGCCTCCAGTTGTTTAGCAAATTTTGTTAAATCTGGTACGTCACTATCTTCAAAAGCTTCACCAGCTTCACCAATGACGGACATCGCTTGTGAATAAATTTTAAAAGCATTTGAATTTCTCGATATTTGATCCAATTCTGCATCAGTCAGACCTGTAGAAGCAAATTCCTTTAATTTCGTCATTGGACTATCATCGCCGAGCCCAATCAAGTCTCCAACACTTCCTATAATGCCAGAAACCAAACCACCAATCGAATCCCATACTGATTTGGTGGGCCCACCCTCAGCTGCGCCCTTCATTGCTGCCGTGTAAATAGATAATGCGTTTGTATTTATTCTTATTTGTGCTAGTTCTTGCGGTGTGACAATTTTTGCAGCAAATTCCTTTAATTTGTCCATTGGGCCAGGCGCTTCTGTTACACCTAACCACTTACCAATATTATCTACAACGCCAGTAATCAAACCCCCAAGAGAATCCCATAGGTCTTTTTTCGGAGCATTTGTTTCCGCTAACGTCATTGCTGTTGTGTAAGCTTTTAGAGCTGCAGCATTTACATTTATCTGAAGTACTTCTTCTGCTGTAACTTCGATTGCAGCAAATTCCTTTAATTTAGTTAATGGACCTTCTTTTGGTGTGACACCTAACCACTTACCAATATTATCTACAACGCCAGTAATTAAACCCCCAAGAGAATCCCATAGGTCTTTTCCCGGAGCAGCTGCTTTCGCCGTCTTCATTGCTGCCGCGTAAACTTCTAGAGCTGATGCATTTGATTGTATCTGAGTTACTTCTGCTGCTGTAACCTTGATTGCAGCAAATTCCTTTAATTTAGTTAATGGACC